ACAAAAAGATTATCTGAACTAGGCGGCAAAGGTTTTTGAGATCGTTCGCCGTCTAACCATTGTCTGAATTCAACATCGTAGCCTCTTGTGAGCAAGTAACTGTCAATGATATTGGATGCACTGGGATCAATTCTTTGGTTTTCGTCGGCTGCATGTAGGTATCTAAATGACAATTTGTCACGACCTACTTGAGCGCGATACTGTGTGTCAATGTTGAATCTAGCAGTGTCTTTGTTGAAACGTTCAAAAATGTTTTCTGCAATGTAATAAAACAGTTGAGCATCGTTGTATTGTGACAGCGGCGTTGCTAATGCAGTTGCTTTGTTTTCGAATATCAGCAAATCAACTGACTCAGGTGTAATGTAGGAATAATCTGTGACTCCATCAGCAGAAGTTGATCTTTCCAAAATCACAATCTTGGAAGTAGGATTTGTCTGTTCTTTGACAATTTCATCGAACACTTCAGGATTGTCTATGATTCCGTCGTCGTCGGAATCAAAGAAACCAACTTCCAGTTTTTTAGAATCAACGTATCCTTCTGCATCTCTGTACTCCTGCACAATTTCCCAGTCAAAGGATCTGTTAAAGGGTTGATTGCTGTCAGGTTGCGTGTTTATGCTCAGCAGTGAAATTTTGTCTTTGATAGTTTTGCCTGTAATAGGGTCAAATATTTTGTTTGAACTGTCAAAATAAAACCTAATTTCTTTGTCGCTTTCGAACACATATCTCAGTGTGCGATAGGTAACTGTGTAATTCACTCCGTCGGTTTCAAACAGCAGTAACCAGCTGGCATCCAGATTCTGTCCTGATGTGTCACCGGTCTTGCCTGTAGTAAAGTCATTGGCAGTGTCAAGATTGTTTGCTGTAATAATGCGCCATTCACCTTCGTCTCTGGCAAAACGCAAACCAAAAGTTCGAAAAGCAAAAATTTGAGCAATGGCCTGTGCTTCAACTTCAGCAGTCAATGATGTGGGCAATGCCGGAATTATATCCGTTAATTTTGCCGAGCTTGGCACAGTATCATTGAGAATCACAGGTCCGATACCGTTTTCTTGTATTTCTGTTCCGTCTTGCACCACTGATACCACTTTAGTCCAAATGTATTCCTGTGAGCCTGGATGGTCAGCAGGGCTTGACATCAGTGTGCCGTCTGGCATAAAGTGAAAACCGTCAGGCGCTTGAAATTTTATAAGAGAATTTGGTTTCACAAATTTCATGTTCGAAGCTGTAAATGCACCCAGTTTAACTCTTACATTGTTGGCATTGATAAAGTAGCCTGTGGTTTGGTTGGTCTCTGTGGTGGTTTGTATCCAGCTGTTGCTGAGATCCTCTACAAACAGCCTAGGATATTGATCTAGATAGAAATTGTTCAGTTTCTGTTCTTGCAGAATAGGTTCCACAGTGTTTAAAATTTCGCCTTCAATGTCTGTCAAATTATCAAAAAAGAATCTGTCTTTGATGTCTCTGTAGTCTTTGTAGATCACGCCATCGGTGCCAAACAGGTTTGTGTTACTATACTTGCCAGTGGCATCAATGAGATCAAAATATCTGGAAATTCCTGATGAAGTTCTGTTTACAGAACGTGCTTTAATAATTTCCTGTGATATTGTAAGTGGCGAGATTTGATAATCCTCACCAGTGATCATTCTGTTTTGAGTGTAATACGTGGAAGGAGCATTCGTTTTAATACTCTCATTGCTCTCAGACACTGAAGAATTATCCACAGTGTATTTGAGAGACACGTTCAATGTGATTGACTCTGCTTTGTTGGCAGCCGAAACATAAGGAATTGTGATTGCAATGTTTCTCATGTCATCAGGTGCAATGACCAGTCTGTTGTTGCTACTGGTTCTAAAATATGTCCTAAAACTGCCTCTGGGCAGATTTCCAAATGTGCCGTCTGCAAATATCAAAGAAACTCTGTCTTCCACTCTGGTCAGTACTGAGTAAATGTTTCTCTGATCGCGAGACAGAGAATTGTAAATTACATTGTTGCCCTCTACTGCATCAACCTTGGTCCATAAAGTCTGTTCTTGGCCGTTGTCATCGACACTGTACAGCCAAACGTCTGTGTTGTTTACATTTTTTGCATCAATGGCCACTGTTTCATTAGTCGAAGGTGTGTCTATGGTGAAATCGCCAAAATCCAGTGAACCCTGTCTGAAATGACAGAAATATCCTGTGTTTGTGCTAGCAGGACCTTGTCCGTCATCTCTAAACAGGAAAGCAAACTGTTTACCTGGCAACGGGGACTCTTCCACTATCTCGCTGTCTGTGATGTTTGTAGAAACAACTTCATAATTGTTGGTTCTGCCGTCTACAGTTTTTGTGAAAGCATACACCGGCACTTCAGAGTTAGTAGACGCAAATCTGTATTGTTCTGTGGGTATGCCGTTTATGACTTCGCTTTTTTCCGCGCTGCCTATTTTTCCGTTCAATGGCAAGGCAGCATTGATAACTCTTTCAAACTGCTCCAGCCAGTTGGGATTGGCAGGATCGTTCCACAGTATAGACTGTCCTTGCAGATTGAGATTGTTGGAGTCTCTAACTGCTTCGGAGGTGGATATTGCATCGATTTTAAGCAGTCCGTTGGCACATTGGTTTCTTTCTGCATTGTAAGACAGCAAACGGGCAAGTCTCAGCACTGATTCTCTGCGTTCTGCCAGTTCAAGATAATTTTCTCTGGCATTGAGATCGACTCTGAATGCAAAGTTCTGTCCAAGATAGGCAATCATGTCAATGAGAGCAAGATACTCCGAAGACTCTATGTAATCATTGAAATCTTCTGGATAGTTTTCTCTCAGATACGCTATCATTGTGCGACGCAGGTTGTCAAAGTCGTAGCTTTTGAATTCTGCGTTTCTAAATGACTGATATATTCTTTTCCAGTCTTCTGTGACAAGCAGTCTGTTTTGTCTATCTGTTGATGACATTGAAAATCCTTAATACTGATGTATTTATTTGGATGAGAAATATGCGCATATTATATGATGCCTGCGTCTCTGTCGAAACCAAGACGCATGGTTTCTGAAATGTTGTATGTAAGATATGTCAGCACACACTCAATTTGAATTCCGTTTTCATAGGAGTCCACAATGATATTGTCAGCAGATACTCTGGGATCATAGTTGATTATTCTGGTCACATTTTGCACAATGGCATCTCTGAGGTTGTCAGTGAGAGGTTCATACAAAACATCCCAGATTATTGTGCCAAACTCTGGATTGCCGAGCTTTTCGCCCTGTCTTATGTGAAAATGATTGATTATGTCCTGTTTTATCAACGCAATATCATACAGTGACCAAGACGTGGCATCAGGATCAACTGTGGAAATGCCACGATAAGCTCTGCTTTCTGGTGGCGATTCGTTTTTGTCGTTTGCAGGAATATTTGTGCGAGTGTATATGTTTTTTTCTAGCGTTGACATGTTGTATTTAACTCCCTAAACAGACCCTTTCCTAAACGTGTCACCTGTATTGACCAACACACTGTCTTCCACCGGAGATTCACTCAGTCTGTTGGTTTGCTCACCGGTATACCTCGGAGGATTCAAATTTTCATGATGCGGCCACGGTTCATGCTGTGGAACTCTTTTCATGATAACATTGATTACTGTGTTGTTGTCGGCAGGCAATGTGTGCAATATCAGTGGTTCTGCTGTTTGTGCAATGTTTGCTGCAGGACCATTCATGTGAACTACACCACCGGTTTGTTCAATGTGGTCGCCGCCGGAATTGATTTCTGTATTGGTACCTGCTGTGAAATAGTTTGCTGTGCCGGTGTTAACATCAAACTGTTTACCAGTTGTTATTTTAGAATTTTCATCGACTTTTAAAGAATAGTTTGACTTTGCTTCAAATCTTATATCTCCTCCTTCTAGCGGACTTTCTTCATTTTTTTGATATGTTTTTGATGCTTTTACATTGAAATCTCTGCCTGCTTCCATGTTGATGTCTCTGTCTGCTTTGATGTTGACATCCTGTTTGGAATGCACTGATATTGAATCTTCTGCATATACGTCTATTTTGCCGTTCGCAGTTAGTTCTACCCATGCAGTGCCTTGTGCGTTAGATATGTAAATCAATTCTTCTGCATTGTGAAGAATAATCTGATGTCCTGTGCGTGTCTTCAACCGCAGCATTTCATTGTGAGCTATTGCAGGATCCCCTCCTGCCTGATTCTGTTCTTTGTTCACATATTCGTAGGGCACATCTTTTGCAGGACCTGTTCTTAACTTAGAAGCATCTCCGTCGTCGAAAACCAGCGACGAACCGCCCAGCCTGTTGTGATAAACCTGTTGATCACTGAATCCGTAATTGAATCTGTGCGAACCTGCTGTTCTATCGGACGGCCCAGGAGTTGATATACCATAAACTGCAGACGGCAATTCTCTGCGAGCGCTGCTGGAAGTCAGGCCTCTAGTTTCGTCTTCCAGCAGTCCTTGATTATTGAGTATTTCTGTAAACCGCGAATTTACAGGCTTTAAAAAACGTGTGGGATCTTTTTTGCCTAATTCCTGTAGACTTTTGTTGTATTCGCCTACAGGAACTTTTTTAGCAGTGTCATCTTCGTTATAGGTCGTTGCAGCGTCGCCTGCAGGAGTCATGAAGTTGGTCTGTTCGTCGGGGATGCAACCAATCCAGAATCCCTGGCCGCCTTCAGCAAATATAACCAGTACTCTGGAACCCACATCAGGCGGCACAAACCAGAAACCATAGGATTTCTGGCTGTACTGATCGCCGTCGTTGGGCCTTAGCCCGTCGAAACTGGTCTGTCCTGCAAACGGACTGAGGTATTTTACAGGTATTGGACCTTTGGGTAAATTGCCACCTTTGGTTCTGGTCAGCAACTCTACTTCCAACCCGCCCATGTAGGTAGGGTCAAGATGCGATCTCACAACAGCAATAAACGGTCCAGGGTTGAGATTTTTCTCAACTGCTTCACCGACAGTTCGTTTGGTTGTTCCTGTGTATCTGTTTACTCTATCTGCCATTGATATGTCCAATTAAATCAAGCACTTATAGGGCCTGAGCCGGAGCCAGGCACATTTGTTCCAGTACCAGTTTGTTCCTCAGGCGGCGGGCTTGCTTGACTTTCTCTATTTCTATTTCTTAACTCTTGTGCAGATGGCTTATTGTTCAAATCTCCTGCTGCACGCGGATGCGTGCCGGGTAATCCAGGGTTGCTCGATCGTGTTTCTGCCTGTTGGTTTTCTGTGCCGCCTGTCTCTGCAACACTGTCGTTGTCTGCTTCTGCTTCTTCTGGTTTTTGATTTCTTCTGCGTATCAGTTCAAGCGTTTGTGTGAATTTGTTTTGTGCAAAAGAATTGATAACTGTGACCACTTTGTACACACCAGAAAATTGAGACACTGGTTCTGAGTCCACTGTGGGAAACTGCATGAATCCATCTTCGCCTATGTCCACAGGTGTTCTGAAATTCACTATAACATCTACTTCTTTTCTTTGATAGTTTATAGTGCCGTCTTCTGTGATATTAGGACT